GTGAACCAAGACGAATGAATCCTACGTACTTTCCTGTGGTCTTCTCACGTACAGCCAGTTTGACATTACGACCAACAGGTGGAATATTAACATGTGATGAAGTAATGTTTAGTAGATTGGTCCAAGTTTCTGTATCAATTTCCAATACTTCAAAATCCATATTTTTTGGATGCATATCAAAAGACTGAAACAAATCATCTTCAATTGGAAACAATGGATTTGTGGATAATTCCGATAAAGAATTTAACTTTTGGTCACGCATGTATTCATCAATACGGTCAAAGTTACCAAAATAATCTTCAAATACTTTGGCACAGTGTATTGCGTCATCTTTAGTTAAATTCATTTTGTAAATTTCTTTAATATAATACCAGCCAAAGTCATATCCACAATTTCTGGCTCATGATAAACAGGTATAATATCAACCTTAAAACCTAGTTTTGACTTTGGATCATACTTTAATATCAAAGAATGTTTTTCTGGATTCCAGGCCTGATTGTTAAAATTAATTTTTACTTCTTTCAATTGTTTTAAATTCATACTTTAAATCCATCAAATGATTTTTTCTGTGGTTTTTTAGAGGGACCTGAATCAACAATATCCGTCTGTGCAGATTGTTCCACATCATACAATCTCATCTTTGCTCTATCAATACCTAATGTGAATCGTTTGTACATAGTTGGATCATTATAACGATTCTTTAATTGTTTAACCATAATTTGGCCAAGTTCTTCTAATTCTTCGGAAGAAATCAAAGCAAACATCAAGTCTGCTGTCGCTGGCAAACCAAAAGACTCACTTGTATCCTCAAGTCCGGGGTCGGATGAAGTAAAACCACTTCTTGTTGTTTGTGTAGCAGATACAACTGGGACTCCGAATTCAACGGCAAGACCTCGCAATTCTTCGGCAATCGATTTAACATAGGTGTAACTATTGATATTAGCTCCTGCCTTAATCCTAGAAGAACAACAAATGTTAAGATAATCAATAAAAATGATATCAGGAATAAAAGATTTTTTAAGATTGAGCTCATTGAGTAATGTTCTGAAATGGGTTGTTGAAGCTGATGCTGTTGGATATTCTTTGATGATTAATTTACCAACAATCTTCTCTTTAAGTTTGGTAATCTTTTTATCATATAAATCTTTTGGTAAAGATGTTAGGTCATCAATAGTCACATTTAAAAGATTTGCATCTATTCTTTCTGCAATCTTTTCTTCAGCCATCTCCATGGTAATGTAAAGCACATTTCTACCTTGCGACATAGCTCCAGCGGCACAATGACACATAAAAAGAGACTTACCGACACCAGTGCCAGCCAAGGCAATATTAAGAGTTTTAGTAGGAAGACCACCTTTTGTAATCTTATTGAAGAAGTCCAAATCAAAAGGGATTCGTTCTTCTTTTCTGTGATAGAATTCATATCGTTCATCTGAGTTCTCCAAATAATCATGACCAACCGAATTATCAAAACTTACAGCCAAGGCGTCCGATAGTATTTTGGGAATCGAACCTTTGTCATTCGTTTTGTCTTTACCATCCAATATTGAAATAGACCCCAATACAGCGTTGTAAATGGCTTTTTCTTGGCAGAATTGTTCGGTCTTGTCAGTAAGCCATTGAATCTTGGATTCTTCTCCGCTAGTTTTCTCAATCTCTTGGAGATAAGTTTCGCATTTCTCCACCTCATCATCTGTGAGATTTCGTTTTTCTTTGACGGCCAATACAAGTGCTTCAATCGTTGGTGTACTATTGTAAGCATCTGTGAACGATGTAATTTCATTGAATATTGTCCTGTCTGTTCTATCAGTAAAATATTCCGTCTTTATAAACGGTAAAACTTTCCTGAGATAATCTTCATTATAAATTAGGTTTTTTAAGATTGTCTGTTCCAGTTTCATCAATTATATCCTGTTCCATGTTCGATGACATGATTTCTACTAACAAATCACCAATATAGTTTTTGAAGGTTTCATCCTTCTCAAGTTTTCTCGGTTTCTCAACTGTTGATTCTAACACATCATAAGCAAAAAGTAAATAGGCTTGGTCATTTTCTTCCTTAATTTTAACTTTACCATATTTGAATATGGTGTCTTTATAAGGACCATCAATGAATTTAATATGTACTGTTGTTTCATCCGTCTTTGGATAAATGTAACAATAATCAATACCTTCAATCATTTTTCTGTACCATTCATAGTTTCAACCTCAAATGTTTTCTCAACATCACCATAATTCATAATATCTGATGAAGCCACACGGTACTTACCTTCAATAAAATCTTTAAAGGATTTTTGTTTGAGAATTGGTAACCAGAATTCTTTCGTGTCGGTATCTTTTATACGAAATTTCTTTTCATCAATTTCACCAGTATCTTTGTCTACTTTTGAATACCAACCATTGCTAGGTTTGATAACATGTCCTGATTCAAGAGCAACATCCAGTAAGCCAGACCATTTGCTAATACCACCATCAAAAGACACAGTAACAGGAATTTTAGATTTCTCTTTAACATACCTAGATTTTTCGACATTGATAATAAAATTATATCCAACAACTTCAGTTCCTTCCTTTTCTTGTTGTCTACCAATAATGAAAATATTATCAGCAGAATAATATGAACCTGTTCCACCACCAACAATTGCTTTAGGGAACATTCCAATTTCCATGTATGTGTGATTAACAACAATCATCGGAATATCTTTTAAATTCAAATGTGGTGTAACCATACGGAACAAACTCTTAACTTGTTTAGCACGTGACATATCAGCAACCGATTTGCCTTCAAGTGCATCATCAACTTCTTTCTTTGAGGCTAAATTACCAATCGAATCAATAACAATAATTAATTTATCATCACGTTCCAGATTTGTCAACTGTTGCATTATGTCAAATTTAAGTTGCTCAATATCTGTAAGAGGAGTATGGAGCACCCTGTTTGTGTCAATACCAAAAGAATCAAAATAAGACTGCGGAGTACCAAACTCAGAATCGTAGAATAATAGAGCTGAATCTTTGTATTTGTCCAGATAGGATTTGGCCATCAATAAAGAAAATGCTGTCTTAAAGTGTTTGGATGGACCTGCCCACATTGTAAGACCTGGTGTTAAACCACCATCTAATTTACCTGATAATGCCACATTAATAATTGGCACAGCTGTTGTAATCATATCTTTGTCAGTAAAGAACTTTGATTTGGACAAAATGGCAGAATCTTTAATACTGCTGTTCTTTTTAATCTTATCTAATATACTCATTTGTTTTCCTTAAACGAAAAAGGTTCATTATAATCATACTTAGGCTCTAACTTTTTTTTGTTTGTCAGAGGTGGTATGGTCTCTCCAGTCATTTCATTAATGACTATCATATTATCTCTATCTACTTGTACAGTTTCATTATCATATTTTACTGGTTCAATTATTTCTTCTTGAACTGGTGGTTCTGGTTTCATTTTTGGTTTCATTGACATGTTTGCAGCTATCAATAATAACACAGCTAACGGGTCAAATACAATCATAATTAACATGATTACCAAACGCACTGCTCTGTCTATGATGTCTTTCTCACCAGAACCATAGATTAGTTCAGCTACATACTTAATCGGTCCAAAGTCACTTTCTGCTTTCTGTAACTCAATTTGCAACGGAAATTTTTCTTCTGCCAGTTGAGAAATTGTTTTCTGATAGGTTTCATTTTCAGTTTGTATACGACTGCGTTCTTTTTGTTGGTTCCTTCGTATGACAACGGAGTTAAGGATACCTTTTTCATCACTACTTCGGCCCATCGTTTGGTCGACCATATCATCCATCTGTCGCATAACTTTCCGATTCGCATCAAGATTCTCTTTTATTACTTTAATCTTCTCATCTAATAATTGAACCTTATTTGCAACTGGTGCATTATCAGCAGAATGTTCTAAGTGTGCCTTGGACAGATAACCAAAAATACCCATACTAGTAATCAACATTAATATAACTGTTGCAATCGTTAGATATGATTTCATACCAATATTTACAGACTTCCAATTTCTATATAACCATGACACAGTTACCAACTTGGAAAGTTCAAGTACAGAACCCATTACAATAATCGGCCAAAAAGAACCTGGAAATATTGCAGCCAATCCAATAACTGAATAATAGGCTGCAACACCAGATAATAATAGTGCCGTTAAAAATGTAAAGAAAATCATCCAAAAAAGTCCATTAGTGAATTACTCTTTTCTGTTTTCCATCCCATACAATCTAAAATTACACGGATTGGATCCAAAAACGCTTTGTCGAATTGTACATCATAATCGATATACTTGTCAAGCTCAAACTCTTTTGGTAATCTGGATGGATAAGAAATTACCATATCTTTGAAATGATTTGGCATTTTTAGATAAGTGAATTTAATCTTTTCACCTTCTTGTATTAGAGGATACTTCTTTGTGAGACCTAACTTTTCCAAATTATGGTTATAAAGAATGGCACCTTTAACATGAATTGGTGTACCTTTTTTATATAGTGTGGCTGCATCCGAATATGTTCTGAGTCCATTTAAACCACGTGGAAAAGATATTTCTTCTGGTGGTAATCTTTTAAACTCATCTCTAAAATCAGAAATAAATTTCTGCACATCAAATTCTGTTCCAGTCATCATTAGTTTGATAACTTGTTTCATCTTCTCACGAATAGCTGATGGTGTAGATGATTTAATCATTTCCAAACCCATAACTTTCATGTGTGGTTCATTATATTGAACGCCCTCATTATTATATACATTTAATATATACCGCTTCTTGGCTGTCCAAACACCTTTGTTAGACAAACCTTCACGTTTCATTTGCATCTTTTGAGCATAAGCTTTAACATAATCAGCAAGTTCTTCATAAGACTTGTCAACAAATGGTTGAATTTTATCCTCACAAACTTTATCCATGAAGGATATCGCCCGACCAATATCTTTAGCTCTGTCCCCCAACGCAGATTGTACAAGAGTTCCAAGGCATAGATATATCGAATCAGTATCGGACGCAATAACATAATCAACTCCATCACTTTTTAAAATTTTATTCATGTATTGATTAATTTTTGATTCAATCCAACGAATACTTAATTGACCAGCTGTTGTGACACCAAGTGCCATACGTAAATCATAGAAACGGAAGTACTGTGAACCAAGAGCACCATAAGCGGAGTTTAAAGATACTTTCTTGGCCAATTGCAGGTTGTTATATCTGGCAATACGTTTTTCAATTTCGTATTTTTTAGATGAATCTTTTTCATCTTCATATTCCTGTTGTGCCTTCAACATCATCTTCTTAAACTTCTTACGGTCTTCATACATCTCTTCCATCATTCTTGGTAAGAAACCTTGAATGTCTGTGCGGAAGAATTGGCCATTTGGTGTCAATGTAACATTAACCAGCCTAGAGGTATCTACCTGTTTGGTTAATAAGCCATCAACAGAAACACCAGAAGAAATAACTTCACGCATTTCGTCTGTATAGTTTTCAGGTTCAATCAATGTTTCAGGTGAAATATTATACTGCATCATCAAATGCGGATACAAACTGTTCAAGTCAAATGAGGCAACCCAATTATGCA